CTACCACTGTGCCGGGAACTCCTCAATCCCTTCCACCGGAAAGCCGTGTTGGAGCAGGGCTTGGCGGATCAGAAAGGGGACAGTGTGAGCATCGCTAGGATATTTTTCTATTAACTCCGAGCAGACTTCATCAACGAGCTGCACCAGATTTTTGCTGGTGATACGACCATAAATGTAAGAATGCCAACTAGCTTCATCCTGATAGCTATCGAGTAGCTGTCCATTTTGCAACATGAAACGCGTTTGCTTAACAACTCGAAAATTATCCTGACCCTGATGATGCACAATCCACCGTTCCCGAGGATAGGTCTTGCAACGTTTATCGGTATTGGGGTCGAATCGGAGGTTATCAAAGAGATGTTGAAAAATAACCTTGCCCTCAATCCGATAGAATTTTTTCGTGTTTGTTGTCTTATCAATGATCCAATAGAGGCGAAAGGATTGGCGGCGCAGCGTATGGCCATAGCGGGTCAGCAATTCGGTCAGTTGCCCTTCATTGGCCAGTTTCGTCCCTTTTGCCCACGCGCTGACAATAGATTGCTGGGTTCGGCAAAGTGCGGCGATCTCTTTTTGCGTAAGACCATCGTTGAGGGCAAGCCGGATAAGGGCCCGAGTCTGTTTAAAGGGGCGCTTGGCGCCGGTGGATTGCTCGTTCTGTGTCATAGGGATCCAGATAAGGGGGGACGAGCCCCCCGGTGTCTCTTGTTTACTTCTTGCCGCCGCTTTTCGGGGTCTGCGGATTCAATTGCCAGCCACGGTTCCCCTGATTACGGTCATAGGTAGGGTTGGTACCGTTCGAGCCTTTGTTGGGGTTGCTGATATCGGCATTGTGGTTTGATTGCTTGGTCATAACATTCTCCCTTGTGTGTGTGATGACGAGAGAAATGTTAGCTAATTCATAATCTTATACCATTGATGATTTAATGATAAAAGTTGATAAACCGTGATATTTGACCTGGCTGCCCAATTTTCACTGGGCGCAGGATACGAACACTGGCACAACAAGCAGCAGGGGGAATCAGATGGCAAATAACGAGAGTGTGCTCAATATGGTGGGGTTGGTGGAGGCGAGCGACTATCTGGCCAGCTTGCTGGCACGGCTCGCTGCACTGGAGCAGGGGAACGGTGTGGCTGCGGTCAGCGCTTTGCCAGAATTGCTGGCTGCCCAGCCCGATCCCCGCTCTCTTTACTTCGGCACCCCGCAGGAATACGGTGCTGCCCACCAGTTCGGCCGTCCCGAGATCAACCTGCCAGAGCGCCGTGCTCTAGGGCTGTCAGAAGGGTATATACAGAGCGTGCTGGAGATGCTGGAGGGGTATTTGACGACAAGCATTCCCTAAGCCTATGGGCATGCTTGTATGGAGGGGTTGGTACGATGGCATTGCCTGACAGCTGTTAGTTCAACAGGCTTGTGTTTAAACACTGTTAAACAGCAGTGTATACCTTGGCTTTTACCATGAGCTAAGACCCACCGAAAACCTCAAGCGTAGTGAGGTGAGATCAAAGATTCGATATCACCCCACCAAATGCCTTTATTGTTAGGAGTTTATGCCCAATGCTCTATTGATAATGGATGGGACATTATCTGTTCTGCTAAGCCTCACTGGGAAATTAGCAACATTAAGGATGGCGCTTTTAATCGAAACCACCAACATGTCATCTTGAACGGTTATATCGAAAATATCCGCGCGCTCTCTTAAAATTGTTCTAGCAATTGAATTAAAGTTAGTTGAAGTACGGTCATGTTTGAATGCCTCGTGGGCTGGGGAGACAATAGAAAGAATCAAGGTTCTGAGTGCCTCGGCCTCATTTATCTCTTGTGTCATAGCTGCATGTTGAATACACCGAACAACATCAGAGTATGAAGCTTTCAAATCGGATGGAGAAATGTCAGTAAATGCTTCTATTTCATCAATAGCTGCATTAGGCTTTCCTATGGACGTACTTTGATCTGAAGTTAAATAATATGATTCTATAGATCCTTTCCTAAGGATAAAAAGGCCGCATTTTTCTAGTATATCCAGAATTGCCGTGAATCTTTTTTTTATGGACACGAACCTATGGTCAGGTAATTGAGTTTCATTAGTAAATAGTACACAAAATGTTGATCTGCGTTTGGCAATGCTATCATTGCTGCCTTGATCTCTATTTATCCAATATGGGTGCCGTTCTGCTAGAAATGAGATACTTTCCCAATCATCGGCCACGAGTTGACAGAAGTCATTATAGATAGAGGTCGCCATACTCATTGCATTGGCGGCACCTGATGTACTTGCAAGACTATCAGCATATGTATTGCCTGCTAAGTAACTACTAATTAGTTCAGTCCCGTCTGCAATTCCATCAGCATCAACTAATGCTACTGGCGTTTTGCCCATTAGCCTAAACAATTTGGCAACAACTGGCATTTGTCCTTTACCGATGACAGGTAAAAGCTGAGATCCAGCGGCTTCAAGGTGAATATTAAATACATTTGATAAGGCGCTGCATATAAACGTGTCAGATGGGCCTTCAACAAGAAGTGGCCGCTTTGAAAATAGGGAGAGTTTATGTTCTTGTCCAAGTCGAGCAATAAGTTCTTTTACTTTTCTATTGCTTAACTCACCAGCATCTATAGGGATTTGTACTGGTGATTGTGATATACCGTGACAAAATATGATTGATGGTAGATCTGATGGTTTATTGATCTTAAACATTTCTGTAGAGTGGGTCGCAATTACTATGATTTTTTATATCCACCTTCATTTGGATGTCCAGATGCATTAATTATTTCTTGCAGAAGGAATGATTGAAGTTGTGGATGGAGAGAAACCTCTGGTTCATCAATAAGTAATGCACCTACTTCATCATCATACAATGCAGATAATATCCCAACTAAATGAATTAAACCTGAGGCTTCTTTACCTGATGAATACTGACTATCAGGATTATCTAGATTAATGAATGATGCCTTGAGGCCGTTGGAGTCCCAATCGAGCATGATATCTTTGTTGAATAGCTTGCGTAACCGTTCTTGGATTTTAATTAGTATGTCTGCACGTTGGGATAAGGTTTGAAAATCACCGTTTAAAGTTTCAATTGAATGCCTTCTACTTGTATCAGATGAGTTTCCTAGTCGAGCAAGATCAAAATCCGGATTTCCCCCATATCCACCGTAATCTGAGCGGTAGTGCTCAAGTGGGCTCATTCTGCCAGCAGACAAGAAACGGACCTTTTTGTTTTCTAAATGGGGTGGAAGGGCATATTTTAATGAACGTAAAAGATGTGTTTTTCCTGAGCCATTTGGGCCAATTAGAGTTGTCAGTCCCTTATGGAGAATTATCTCTCTGGTATTATTAGTTGTTTGGTTATCAATATGGGCAGTAACAGCAATAGGAAAACTCATTGATATCTCCATGTTATTTACAAAAGCATTATTTATATGCAATTAGCCTAATGCTAACCGAAGCGTAACCCCATTGGAATCATTGGAGGTTCATTTACTTTTGTGCAATGACTAACCCACCATAAACCCCATCCCCCTTCATGCCGCCGCACTATGGCGGCATGAACATATCCAAGACCCCATACTCAGCGCCTTTCGTGGCCATCCTCCAAGCCAACCCCGTCAGCGGGGAGCGGCTGGCGGTGCTCGATGCGCAGCTCACCCCCCAAGGCGATGGCTGGTACCAGCTGTTGCCGGTCGGCCCGTTCAAGGCCCGTGATGGTCGTCCGTTCGATGTGGCGAGTGGTCACTGGCAACTGGACGGGCAGATCGCTGCTGCCCTGATTGCCCGAGCCAAAGCCCTTGGGCAAGACATCCTGATCGATTACGACCACCAGACCCTCAAGACTGACCAGAACGGCCAGCCAGCCCCTGCGGCCGGTTGGTACAACGCCGACGAAATTGAGTGGCGCGAAGGGCAGGGGCTCTTTATCAAGCCGCGCTGGACGGAGCGGGCTGCCGCCCTGGTGGCTGCCAAAGAGTACCGATTCCTGTCTGCCGTCTTTCCCTATGACGCCCAGGGCCGCCCGCTGGAACTGCGGATGACTGCCATTACCAATGACCCCGGTGTGGTAGGCATGCAGGCGCTTGCCGCGTTGAGTGCGTTACCCGCTTCAAGCCTTATGTCTACCCAACCCGGCCAGCTGGCCACCTCATCCCATGTTACACAACAGGAGAAATCCATGAACGAACACCTGATCGCGCTGCTCGGCAAACTCGGCATCCAGCCGAGTGCCGATGGCCAGTTTACCGCCGAGCAGGGGACTGCCGCTTTGGCTGCTCTGGATACCCTGCAGGCCATTGCCAAAAAGGCGCCGGAGCTGGAGGCAGCTCTCACTGCTGAGCGCACCTCGCTGGCCGCGCTCAAGGCGACCGTCTCCACAGGGCAGGGTGGCCAGATTGACCTGGCCAAGTATGTACCGGTGGAGACCTATAACGCCCTGGTGACGGAAGTCGCCACCTTGAGCGCCAAGGTCGAGACCACGGATGCCGCTCGCCTTCTCAAGGAAGCCCGCACCCAGGGCAAGGTGGTGGCCGCAGAAGAAGAGTATTTGACCGCCTATGCCGCCCAGAAAGGGGTGGCGGCCCTCAAGGCGTTGCTGGAGCCCCGTCCGGCGATTGCCGCCCTGGCCGCCAGCCAGACCACCCAAGTGACCCTGCCCGAGAAGAAGGGAGAGGCTGTGCTCTCGGCGGACGACAAGTATGCCGCCGATCAGCTCGGCATTTCCTATGAAGAGTTTGCCAAGGCAAAAGGCCGGTAGGTTCGATTAGCCGCGCAGCGGCGTAATCGGACGAACGCGACCGCCAGACCAACCTGTTTAACCAGAGAAGGAACACCCGTATGGCCATTGTTACTCCCGCGCTGTTGCAGGCCCTCTTCACCGGCTTCAAGAAGAACTTTGAAGACGCCAAGAGTGAAGCGCCTGCCCAGTACACCAAGATCGCCACCGTGATCAAATCGACCACCAAGTCCAACACCTATGGCTGGTTGGGCAAGTTCCCCAGTCTGCGCAAGTGGGTCGGTGATCGGGTGATCGAGTCGATGAAGGCGCACGGGTACCAGATCGTCAACGAAGACTTCGAGGCCACCGTGGCGGTCGATCGCAACGATATCGAAGATGACGAGCTGGGTATCTATGCCCCCCTGTTTCAAGAGATGGGCCTGGCGGCGGGGATCCACCCCGACGAGCTCTGCTTTGGTCTGCTGGGCGCTGGCTTCACCACACCTTGCTATGACGGCCAGTATTTCTTCGACACCGATCACCCTGTCTATCCCAAGGCCGATGGCACCGGTACGCCTGTTCTGAGCGCCAACGTGGTGGTGGATGCCGGTTATCAGGGGGAGCCCTGGTTCCTGCTCGATACCAGCCGCGCCCTCAAGCCGGTCATCTTCCAGGATCGCAAGTCGCCGCAGCTGATTGCCATGACCAAGGTCGATGACGAGGCGGTGTTCACCCGCAAGGAGTTCCGTTACGGGGTCGATTGCCGTGATGCCGCAGGCTTTGGCTTCTGGCAACTGGCCTTTGCCAACAAGCGGGCGCTGACCCCCGACAACCTGTGGGATTCCTTCTCCAAAATGCGGGAGTTTCAAGCCGATGGCGGCCGCAAGCTCGGGGTGAAGGCCACTCTGCTGGTGGTACCGCCCTCCCTTGAGAAGCTGGCGACTCAGATGCTGGAGCGAGAGCTGGCAAACAGCAGCAGTAACGAGCTGAAAGGCAAGCTGGAGCTGGTGGTGGCTGACTACCTCTAACCCTGTGTTGTGGCTGTTTACCCCTCGGTTTAAACAGCCTCTCTATCAGATACGACGAGGAAAACATGAGATGGAACAAGAGATGGAACTGGCTATTCGGGTCGGCATTCTTTGCAAAACAGGGTCAATGGTTCGTCAGGTCTATTTTCGCGCGGGCCTGCCGATTGCACCGGGCAAGTCTGAGATGGTTGTGTCGCCTGAGCAGTGCGCGACCCTGGAGAACGACCCGCGTCTGGTGGTCGTCCGGTTGGCTGAAGACACCAGCCTTCAGGCAGGTGATGCACCATCGGCGCCTGGGGATCTGGACGCAACACTGGGCGTCCTGACCGGTTCGGGCTATCTGGCCGGTGTTGCGACCCAGCATAGTGACGCCACCCAGGCGGGCAAGGTCACGCCGCTGGCCGAGATGAAGGTCGATGAGCTGCGCGAGCTGGCGCTGCAGATGGGTATCCCGGAGGCGGCCAAGCTCAAGAAGGCCGAACTGGTGACAGCGATCGCCGCGACCGAAGTGCAATACCCGGTCAAGGATGAGCAGTCATCTGGCCAGAACGGAGAGCAGTGATATGTACGCCAGCGTCAATGACATGGTGATCCGCTTTGGCGAGGCCGAGTTGCTACGCCTAGCCATGACGCCGACCGGTGAGCTGGACGAGGTGGCCTTACGCCTCGCCCTGCAGGATGCAGGCGCCTTGATCGATGGCTATCTGGCGGGTCGCTATCCCTTGCCGCTGGCCCATATCCCGAGTGCCCTGGTACCTATCTGCGCCGATATCGCCCGTCACCGTCTCTATGGCGAACAGGCACCGGAGCAGATAGCCAAGCGCAATGAGGCTGCCCTGGCCTTTCTGAAATCGGTTGGCAAGGGGGAGCTGGCGTTGGGGTTGGCATCCGATGGGGCCACCCTGGAGAGCCAGAACCTGGCCCAACTGCAGTCGGATGGGCGCGTCTTTGGCCGGAGTCAGGGGCGCGATAAGGGGGGCTTTCTATGAGCCAACCCGCCAACCCGTCTGGCACCGAACTCGACTACCTGCAGGCGGGCGAGCGGCTGCGTGAGCTGCTCGCCCCCCTCAAACCTGCGGGGCTCAAGGAGGTGTTTGTGGCCACCGATGTGGCAGCCATCGCCAATCTGGGCCAGCACAGTCCGGCGGTGCATGTGGTCTATCAGGGCGAACGTGAGAGCGAAGGCACCCAGTCAGGCCGGGCCAGCAGCTTTGATCAGCTCTGGTTGCTGGTGCTGGTGCATCGCGCCAGCCCAAGGGAGGTCAGTGCCGGAGTGTGGCTTGGCCGCATCCTGCAGGCCGTCAGTGGGCGAGCATGTGGTGACAGCACCTTTCGCCGAGTTACCCCACCGGTCAAACCCAGTTACAGCGGCGGTGCGGCTTATTTGCCGCTTGCCTTTACTACCCGAGTGAAATTCAAAGGAGAGCGATGATGAGCGAAACACTGCACCTGGAAGGGGATCTCTTTATCGAGACCTTTGTGAACGGGCTCTCGGCCGGGGTGATTGGCCCCATCGATGTGGATAGCCTGGAAGTGAAACCCGACAGCCAGAAGATCTCCATTCCCAGCAAGCGCAAGGGGCAATACGGTCAGGCGCGGGAGAACTACCACATTCCCAAGCCTGCCATGGTCACCATCAAGACCACCGAGATCCCGCCCGTGCTGCTGGCCGCCGCCTTTATGGGTCTGGAGAGCCCCATTAATCAGGGGGCCGGAACGCTGACTGATCTGCAGGTCGTGCTGCCCGCCTGGCCGAAGTGGGCCCAGCTCGGCAAAAGCAATATTGCCGCAACCGGTCTGGCCATCAAGGAAGGGGCCACGGCGCTGGTGGTGGGTACCGATATCGAGGTCAACTATGCGCTCGGGCTGGTGCGGGCGGTGAAAGGTAGCTCGGTAGCCGATGGCGGTACCCTGACGGTCAGCGGTACCTATAACGCGGTGACTGGTAGCCGCATTGCGGGCAACATCCAGCCGGAGATCAAGGCGCGGCTGCTGCTTGATGGCCGCAGTATCGTCAGCGGCGAGGCCATCAAACTGACGGTGCCCCGTGCAAGCTTGTCCCCCAAGAAGGCGGTGGACTTTATGAGCGACAAGCCCATCGAGATCGAGCTGGAGGGGGAGTTGCTGGCCGTGGATGGCGAGACCGCCCCCTTCTATGTGGATCGGCCGGTGACGGTGTAATGATTGGGGAGGCAGGGGAATGAAAAACGGCGGAGAGACCCGCCGTTTTCAATGACGAGTCCTCGATTCTAGCTGCTTAATGCACATCACCAGCGGGGTGCCCATACCGATAGCTCTGTTGGGCGTTTCTCCAATTGATAAGTTAGTGATCGCGACAACAGCATCTGATTTATGAATCTCAGACATTTCGGTCTCTACTTTTTGTAAAAATTGTTCAATTTTCATAGCGTTGTTATTTGCGAGTAGAGAATAGCATTCGTTAACGAGTTCATAAGCCTGAGCTTGAACAAAAAGTGGTGGCGCTAATTTTTTTAGATACAAGCCATAGAGCCCACTACCAACTGCAATAGATAATGCTCCACCCAAAAGCATGCTTTTGAAATCTATATGTAACAACGATGTCACCTTGTAATGAGTGTCTCGGTTGGTATTTCCTGAAGGTGAGGATAAAACCATGTAATTTCAGCGGTTTTCAAGCATTTTTAACATAACAGAGGGTTTGGATGAAGCAGAAAGGGGCAGGATGGAGTTTTCTAACCACTGCCAATCCAGCGGCGGAGTACCCTCCTTAAACTTCTGGTGTGGCACGCCATCCTTGATGATCAGAAACAGGGTGCAAGGGGTATCGGCACGACAGACATAGCGCACCATCACATCGCCATGGAGTGAGCGCAATAGATGTTTCAGGATCGGCAGCCCTTGTATGGTGTGGTGCCCCCCTTCATGCCAGACGCCAAATTGATGCATTTCATCCATGCCTTTCGACTCAGTAAATCTAAGTCTTGATCGTACAGGCTCACTTGCCACTGTCAGAAATGACAGTTCATTGGGTTGTCAGGGAACGAGCTGGAGGGGGAGCTGCTGGCCGTGGATGGCGAGGATGCGCCTTTCTATGTGGATCGGCCGGAGACGGTGTGATGATAGGGGTTGTAGGGGATGAAAACGGCGGGGAGACCGCCGTTTTACTCAAAAACTGGCCATGTATAGTTTGATTTTATTAGTTTTTTTAATAAAATACATGCCGTTATCCCCCAGTAGCTCAGTTAGAAGAGCGTCTCCTATACTTGGAGAAGGTCGTAGGTGCAAGTCCTGCCTGGGTAAGTGCAAAGCTATTTGCATTTACCCAGAAGGATTTTAGCTGGTATAGGCTGTCGTTGTTCCCCTATAGCGATATGCATCGCATTACCATCGCAGTTTTCAAACCGTTCATTCACCCATCTTATGGTGTTTATATTTTCGTGTTCAGGTACTTCAACGCCATAAATAAAACGTTTCCCTGATTCGATGTAGCCATGAGGTTTCGGTACTCCGTTTGTAAATATGGCTGCAAGCTGCAATGGCCCACCTGTTGCTGGGTCAGCTTGAGATGCTACATGCATCTGTAAAGCACAAAAAAATGCTCTGCTTAATCCACCTATATCGCTTCCACTAAACAGATTCGTATACATCTCTTTGTATTTATTGCCACCAGTGCCACCATAATATAACAAGCCTGGTCTATCTGTTGGTAGAGCTTCGACACTCCATTTGTTTTTGTTGTCCCACGACATTTTAAAAGCTTTAAAGGAGTATTTACTCTCTCTTGTAGCATAAATTATACTGAAACTGAATTCTGGGTTTGCGATTATTTCCTGTGGTAGCAATAGTAAAGATTTTTCAATTAGAGATGATATTGTTTCTACTTTCCTCTCCACGCTAAATGGGGCTTCAAAAATGTTACATGCATCAATGTATGTGATAGTTTGAGATATTATTTGAGAACAAAAAACAACATCTCCAGCATAGCCTAAAATGTCGGGGTATTTCGATGAACAATAAATTTTTCTGCCACGATCCCAGACTTTATTATCGTCCCAATTAAAACGACTATCACTCGCAATATAAATAGATGCTTGTTTATTGTTAGAGTATGCCAGCCAGCTGATAAGAGTTGTCATATTACCTCGTGTAAGTGTTCATTATCATAATGATGAATTATTAAAGTTAATTTTAAAGATCGCATGCCTAATGATTAGAGATATGTGTAAGGGCCGTAGGTTCGATTAGCGAAGCGTAATCGGACGTTCGCGGCCTTCCTGTTATATGTCTCAGTAATCTCCCATAAACCCACCTCTACCACCCTCAAACTCGCCCTGGAGCTGGCCGCCTTGGCGGGTGAGGTTTCTTGAATGTCTGATTACCCCTACCGACTACTCGAACATGCGAGCTAAGACCTTACTCTTAATGACTGTACCATGCGCATTAGTAAAAAATCATCTGGTGCAATGATTTCCATTTCTCCATCGCTATGAATTATGTGTTGTGCAAGACGCTCATGGTGAAATACTTCTGGGGACAATGGATTTTTTGCATAAGGGTTATGATAGATTTGCAGCCCGTCAAGAAGGTGTTCTTTGTAGTTGTCGCTCATTTCCATTTTTATGGTTGGCATTAGGCTATCTGGATTTGGGTGCAATGTAATGAATGAAGCTGGGATTTTTGGATCTTTCGTGAGTGCCCTTATTTTCCCCCACGTGGCTACTGAACTATAAATGACAGCACTGACGTCACTATATTCATTGTTATTGAAATAACCTACAGGGACATTGGCATTTTCGTTCTTTACTACTGCATCCACAGGCATTTGAAGCAGTTCATCCGCACCCAGCGCTATTGTTACTGCTTCATCAAAGTAAACGCCAAACAATGCTGTCATTATCGCTCTGTTCGCCGCCATATGAGCGTGGGGTCTATCGAAAGAGGCTAGCGCAATAACGTAGGGCTTATTTTTTACATGTTCTAGTTTAAAATAGCTCTTTCTATATTTTGAGATTTTTGAGGATAAGCTATTACATATCCTCAATGTTGATTGTCTATTGAACTCAGAGAAATCTTCCGGTGGTAAGCCAAAATTAACCCCAACTGATCCTTCCCCTCCAATTGCAGGAGCTGCAATGGTTGCTTCAATACAAAAATCTTCAACCTTCTTGGCTGTAAAATCGGGGGCGTGATGTTCAAGGTCAATATCAGCACCGATCTCTTTTAAAAATGCAAAGAGATATAACTCCCACATGGAAGACTCAAATGTGGTTTGAAATTCATTAATGAACTTTCCATCTCGGTCCACGAAGCCTTCAGCCCAAGACTGCAAAACCTGTCTTTCCGCAGAGTATTCAGGTTCAGAGATCAGCTGAAATATGGGGTGTTGCTTGTTTTTCTCAAGATTTGTAGAAAAGAGATCAATCATGTCTTGTGTTCCTTTTTTAAGCGCTTAACGTCGAATTAGATGGAAGGTGCTCCTAATCAGATCGGAAAGATAGTTCGATTAGCGCATCATAATTGAATGATCATTGTTGCCCTGTGACGCGTATCAGTAACTCGCCATAAACCCTCCAATCTTGCCACCCCTTTACCATGGGGCATATCTGAATCTGATCGGAATGCCCCATATCCACCTCTACCACCCTTAAACTCGACCTGGAGCTGGCGGCCAAAGTCACCGGCCGGGAAGATCTGGCTGCGTTGGCGGGTGAGGTTCCGCGAATGTCCGATTACGCCTACCGGCTAATCGAACCTACGAGCTTCAATGGATACAAAATCTTTCCAGAAAAGTGGCAATTAGTTTATGTATTTTTACAACCTTGTCCTTTTCCTTTAATTTTAGGATTGAGGTTATATGGCTTAGGGATATCAAAAGTAACCGTCTCAGATATTTTATATTTTTCAAAATCTACACCTAGTTGAGTGCGTTCATATGGGGTATTTAATTTCATTAATGACATTGATACATCACCAGTTTCTGTATACTGTGTTAGCTCTATGAGAGTGAATTGGTCTTTGCTAAGAAACTGTGTGTTAGTTATTGTTTGAATGGACGAAGTATTATCAATGTAAACGTCATATTTTAGGCCACCAATATGCAAGGTATTGTTGGAGAAAATTATTGTATTGGGGCTAATGTCTGGACACCTGAAAGGTTTTGATAGATCTACTGCATTGACATTTGATGACAGTGAAATAAAGGAAATTAATAGCAGAATGTTTGTTTTCATCGTGGTGTTGCTCCAACATATATTTCTTTGTTAATTTAGAAGTCAAAGTTTGATTTTTTTGAATATTCACTTCTATTATCAAGATGTTTCACTTTATCATAAAATCCGGATAGTTTTGCTCGTGCTCCACCACAGTAAAGAATGGAGTCATTTTTATCAACAATGCTCCAATGATACTTGTCAATTGATGAGCGATCATATTTTAATTGAGTTACATAAACCCATGGTTTTCCATTGACTGTTGCATTACATTCAAAGCCTGAAATAAAAAATCGCATTGTGGCTTTGTCGAAAGTCAAATTTTTGTTCTGTGTATAAACAACAGTGTAAGCATCTGCATCATCCCATAGCTTCCAGTAATGAGAGCCGCTCACGACCTTTCTTATATTAATTGATGCACGCTGTAAGTTCTCTTTAGAGAAATTGAAGTAATCAATGTCATGGACTTTGCATATTATCGAACTGCCTATTTTAGTTTCAGAGCAAGCAGTTTTAGAATCGCCATTTAAAATGTATGCTTTTTTATCTAATGGATTATAAATGAATTTAATATTTTTATTTGGACTAGGATGATAATAAGCAACGTTTTCCTCCATATCTACATGCCATTTACCTTTACTGTCGGTATATGTCGATGTAGTTGATTTTTGGGAGGGGGCTACACCAGTCTTGTAGACATAGGAGAAGTCTTTACTGTTGGCATGTACAATTGTCGAAAATACAGCGATGAAAAATGTAAATAATTTGAGCATTAATATATGGGTCTCTGTTTAATTGTTATGAGTAGTAAGAAGATGATGATAAATATATATCAACCATTTTTCGGGAATCATTTGGGTATAGTATCAATTCCTCCTGTACTGGAGCTGAATCAGTTGGTCGATGTTTAATTTGTGTTGTGAAGTTAAGGTTTAGTGTTATGAAATTAATTTAATATATGTCGTTTGTCGCGTTGTTGAAATTTAAATCATGTTATTAAAATGGATGAATCTCACCCAATAAATGATGGGTGTGATTTATCCGGCTGCAGAAAATATAAGGTTTAAGTTTGTTCATTGATATGCATTAGTAACCTGTAATAAATCCATTCATTCAATAGCATCATCACAATAGGGCAATCTGAATCTGATCGGAATGCCCCATGTCCACCTCTAACACCCTCAAACTTGCGCTGGAGCTGGTTGCCCGTGTTGTTGGCCGCGAAGAGCTGCAAGGGCTACTGACCGAGCTGGAGGCCCTTGGCCCCGGCAGTGCACAGGCGGCCACGGCAACGGCCACCTTGACCGACGCGCAGGAGGCATTGCAGCAGAGCCTGCCCGAGAGTGGCGAACTGCTGGCCCAATCCACCCCCCAGTGGCAGGACTGGGGCCAGCAGTTGGCTGCGGTGGTCGAGACCCTGTTGCTACTGGACAGTCGCTCCACCCAGGCCGCGCAGCGCATGGTGAGCGAGCAGCAGTTGATGGGGCAAGCCACCCGCCAAAGTGTCGATGGGGCGGCAGAACTGGCCAAGGCGTTTGAGGCGTTGGGGCTGGATTTCGAACGGGCCAATGGTCGTATCGGTGCGGGCTTTCAGAAGACCATTGGCGCCCTGGATGTATTGGTGGCGCACACGGGGGCCAGTAGCGCCGCCATCGAGGAGGCGCTGGCTGCCGCTTACAACAGCGCCAAGACCACCGCCGAGATCGATGCGGTGATCGCGCGTCAGAAGCAACTGGCCGCCCAGGGCAAAATCACCGGGGATGCGCTGGCTCGCTCTATGGCCATCGCCGCCGATGCCATGGCCAAAGTGAAAGGGGGGAGCGGCGATACCAAGCAGGCCGTCGCTGCCATTGGTGATGGCTTTGACGAAGCGGCCGCACGGGCCAAAGGCGCTACAGATGCGATGCGTGCGGGGCTTAAAGGGGTACAGGATGAAGCCAAGCAGACGAATGCCAGCCTCACCAGTAGTGGCGGGGGAGGTGGCCGAGGCGATATCACCCGCACCGTGAACGCTGGTTCCTTCTACTACAAAACCGTGGATATCAACAGCCTGCGCGGTAATGCCGAGGGGTTGGCCAATACCCTGGCCGGGGTGGAGGAGGAGTTGGCCCGCTACAGCCAGAAGGTCAAAGACATTCCGGCTTACAGCGAGTGGAGCAAGTATTACGGCGAGAAGTTCCAAAAAGAGATGGAGGCGATGCAGGCCCGCCTCAAAGAGGAGCTCAACAAAGCGTTGGCCAAAGAGAGTGCCAAAACCAATCAGGCCGCCGCCCAGCCACCGGCCCCGGTTGTCGCGCCATCTCCCCCCAGCACCAACACCCCTGGGACACGCAGGCCCTTTTCCGAGCGGATCACCATCGAGCTCAAAGGGGCAGGGGGCTCGGCCGAACTGCAGGCCGATGAGGCCAATGCGAATGCCCTGATTTCCCTTCTTAAACAGCAAGGACTGCGGCAATGAACGTGACCTTAAACAGCGTGCTGTTGCCAGATGATCTGGTCTGGCGCGACGAGTTCGAGTGGGCGCCGGTCGAGCAGGTGGTGACCCCGACCTTGAGTGGCGCCCTGTTGGTGGAGGAGACCGCCAAGCCCGAGGGACGGCCGCTGACCCTGAGCGGGCATTGCTCCCGCGCCAAGGTGCAGGAGCTCAAGGTGCTGGAGGCGCAAGTGGCCCGGCTGATGACGTTGACCCTGCTCGATGGCGTGACCCGCAGCGTGGTGTGGCGCCGCCCTGGTGTGGTGGCCACGCCACTGATCGAGATGGCCGACCCGGAAGGGGGAGACCCCTATGCCCTGACCCTGAATCTCACAGAGGTAACCCCATGACCATTCTCTCTGGCGATATCGTGCTGTTGGCCAGCCAGCGCCTGGTTGATACCGATGACGGCGGTGGTCGCATTACTGGCCGCGAGATCATCAGCGGCAACCATAACAGCCTGTTCCCTGATGTCAGCGATATGGATCGGGCCTATGGCACCGTGAATATGCGCAAGGCGTTTTTGGCGGTGCAGACGGACGACACCGACACCTACTATGGCGCCAATGCCATGGTATTGCTGCCGCCCAGTGACCCCAGTGTCAACCTGACGCTGATGACTACCAAAGACCACAACGATACCAGAGGCAACGCTCGCAACACCCTGGAGCGCTATCAGGCCCGAGGCCCGAAGTGGCAAGGGGTGCTCTACGATACCCAGCTGGAAGGGCAGCGGGCGATCCGCATCCTGCAACGGGTCGAGGTGCGGTTGCCGGAGGTCGGGGAGGTGCTGGTGCTGGTCGGCAACGAAGGGAAGGGGAACGAGGTTGAGCAGTATGTGCGGGTTGACCGGGTAACCGCCGAGCTGCGCAAGTTCGGGGTGGTGGGCTATCAGGGCGAGTTCACCCGCAATGTGGTCACCTGCGTGATCACTGACCCGCTGCGCTACACCTTTGAAGGCGAGCAGCCCAGCCCCTATGACCAGGCAACCACCAAGACCACCCTACGGGAAACCGTGGTGGCCGATGCCGCAAACTACTTTTCGACCACCAAGCTGGTCGCGGATGCGGCGCTGGGGGCAATGCGGGTGCAGGCCAAGACCATTTTCACCCAGCTGGTACCCAGTGCCCGCAGTGAAACCCCGGTGGTCGATCTGACCGCAGCCGGTGAGCTGGGCGCCCTGCTGGAATCCGGGGTGGGAAGTCCCCATACCTTCACCACCACCTCACCTGTCAGCCCCAGTCAGGGGCTGTTCCTGGGGATTGGTGCCATGCCGGGCAGCGTATCGGTCACCATCGGCGCGGCGGTGATCACCGACAAGGGCGGCGAGCTGTTCCTGGTCGGTACCGTGGTGGGGGCTATCGACTACGGGCGCGGCCTGCTGACCTTCAACAGCCAGTGCCCGAACTATGGCGCGGCCAGCAAAACCGTGAGCTTTCGCCCAGCAGTGATGCCATCGCGCATCGCTGACACGGCCCAGATCCAGATCGCCGCCAACAATCGCGGCTATGCCTACACTGCGACCCTGCTGCCAACCCCTTGCCCCGGTTCGCTGACCGTCAGCTATCTGGCCCAGGGCAAATGGTACGACCTGAAAGACAACGGGCGCGGGGAGCTGTTTGGCCAGGACAAATCCTATGGCTCTGGCCTGCTCAACTTCACCACCGGCTCTGTGGTGCTGACCCTGGGGGCGCTGCCGGATGTGAACAGCGCGATCATGTTCAGCTGGGGTACCAAGGTCTCTTACCTCAACCGCGCCAGCATGGTGCTGGATCCGGTGCAGTTGGCCCATAAGTTGGCCCATGAGGGGATTACCCCCAACAGCCTGACCCTGACCTGGCAAGCCGGTGGCGCGACCAAAACCGCCATCGACAACGGGGCTGGTCAGCTGACCGGCGATGCCACCGGCACCATCAATTATGTGACCGGCGATCTGGCCCTGCGGGTGGCGACCCTGCCTGATGGCGGCCAGGAGTACCAGGTTGTTTACCAGTACGGCGACCCGGACACCCAACGATTTGACTACCCGGCCCGCAACCCGGACGGGACGATCACCCTGCAGCTGGCCAAGCAGAACCTGACCCCCAGGATGGTATCGGTGCGCTGGAATGCCCTTTATGAGGAGGTGAAGGACGACACCGAACTGGTGATCGCCCACCATGACCCGATCATCAGTGTGCGCGACAACGGTGCTGGCAAGCTGCTGGATGCGGCAGGGGTAGAGCGGGGCAGCGTCAACTACACCACCGGCCAGATCACCATCAAGCCGGATGGCCAGGGCGGCATTCCGAAAACCCGCTATGAGTGGCGCACCATCGGCACCTATGGCGATGGTCACGGCAACACCATTGCCCGCCAGCGCTGGACGTTGGTTGAAATCTACTACGTGCAGGCGGCTTACTTGTTCCCGGTGGACGACAGTGGTTGGGTCGAGGTGGAGTACCGCAGCAACAATGCAAGCCAAGCGGGCCAAGATACCGTGAAGGCTACCCCGCTGGTGCTGGATATCACCCCGCGCAACGGCGAGGCGATCTTGGCCAACTCGGTGCGCTTTGCGCTGGGCGGGTCGGTCTATGTGGACAGGCAGGGGATCCTCTATCGCAACATCGACCCCGCGACCGGGGCCGGTGAGCAGGCCGGGACACTGGATTACGCCACCGGCAAGGCGACGGTCACGGTCTGGAACCCCGGCGCGGCGCCCGTACCTGCCCTGAGTTCGCTGGTTACCAGCCTGGTGGCCCAGACGGTGGACGAGGTGACATTCAGGACGCCGGGGGCACCCATAGCCCCATCCAGCCTCTACCTGAGCGGCAACACCGCAGACGGGCGCCGGTTTGAGGTGACCGCCAACGGCGATGGCACCATCACCAGCCAGGATGTAAGTGGCAAGGTGGACTATCAGACTGGGGTGGTATCGGTACGCTTTGGCCGCCTGGTGACGGCAGCGGGCAACGAGGGTAAACCCTGGTTTGACCCCGATATGGTGGTCGATGGCAAGATCTGGCGCCCCTTGTCGGTGGTGGCTGACACCATCCGGTTTAATGCGGTGGTCTATAGCTATCTGCCGCTCGATGCGGATCTGATCAAGCTGGATCCGGTGCGCCTGCCATCCGATGGCCGGGTGCCCTTTATTCGCAAGGGTTACATCGTGGTGGTGCATTCCACCAAGCACAGCGCCTTCCCCATGGGAGTGCAGGCTGGGCAGCAGCTCAACACAGGGCGCGAACGGTTGGCCTATTGCCGGGTGGAGGACAAGAACGGCAAGGAGCTGGCGCCGCAGCTCTACAGCGTCAACATGAACAGCGGGATGGTGACCTTGGCCAGCCCGCTGAACCTGACCGGCTATGTGGAGCCGCTGACCGTGGTTCACCGGATCGAGGATATGAGCCTGGCCACTGATGTGGAGATCTCGGGCCGCATCACCCTGGCACGACCCCTCAGTCACAACTATGAGGCGGCGGATACCCTGGTATCCAGCGCCCTGATCATCGGTGACCTGTGGGCCCGCTATGGGGCGCTGTTCGACCAACGCACCTGGACGAATAGCTGGTCTGATTTTCTGATTGGCGATCCCTGCACGGCGGAATACAACGATACGGATTTTCCTATCGTGGTGACCAACCGGGCGACCCTGCAAGAGCGCTGGGCCATCATCTTCCAGACCACCACCACGTTTATTCTGGTCGGCGAGCATGTGGGCCAGATTGCGGTGGGGGATGTGAATACCGACTTTGCCCCCATCAACCCCAACAACGGCCAGCCCTATTTCAGGCTTGACCGGCGCGGCTGGGGGGCAGGGTGGGCTGCGGGCAACGTGCTGCGCTTCAACACCTACGCCGCCAATTACCCTATCTGGTTTATCCGCACCATCTTGCAGTCGGTGGCAGCAGTGGATACCGACCGTTTCGAGGCCCAGCTCAGGGGCAACGTCAACCGTTAACTGGCGAGGCGTTGCGCCTTGCCCGTGGAGAGAAAAGAGATGGCTGAATACAAGGTCAAATGGTTTGCAAGCGAGATGCAGGGCGCCCCGAGCCTGGGCGATACCGCAGAGGGCGCTCTGGCGGCACTGCTCAAGGCGGTGCTGGTCACCGGCTTTGGCACCCTGACCATCAACGTGCTGGCTTTCGATGTCGCCAAGGGGTGGGCGATGGCGACCTTTACCGGTGGTCATGCCTATCTGCAAGACTCAGTTGTCCAGGTCGAAGGGGTATCGCCTGCCGCCTACAATGGCGAGCATCGGGTGATGCAGGTCACCGCTACTCAGGTCTGGTTTGAGATTGACGGCGGTAACCCCGGCGCCCCAGGAACGGGCGCGGCCATGACCATGAAGGTGGCTCCGCTGTGCTGGACGATCACCCATGAGAGCGGTGACGGAAAGATCTTTATCGTGCGCCCCACCAATGTCAGCGAGTCGGGGAACGTGTCGTTTCGGATTGATAACAGCCAGTTCACCGGATGGACTGGCGTAAATGGCTCTACCCACTACCTTGCCAAAATAGCGATGGTTGAAGATGTGGTGGATATCAACACCTATACCACCATCTACGAGCACCGTTGGCCAGCAACCCAACGATACACCACCAAGACCTGGGATTTGATAGGGGATCAGCAGCTGTTTTATTGGTTGCCATCCATTGGCAATACCAGCTATCAAGTCGTCTATTGTGCTGGCTATATCCGCTCAGTAAGGCCAGGTGACCGTTATCATGCTGTGCTGTGCCACTATGCCAGCACCAATGCCGCAGATAGCGCTATTCGATGGGACATGAGAGAAGGCGTAAGCCCTAATAACTGGGGTACACCACTAACCACCTTTGACCAGTCTGGCCAGCGAGCCATAGCCCGCCCTTATCACCAGTTATTCGGTTCAACAATCTGGTGGTTAAAAGGGCTGTTTGGGCGATTTGGGACTGGGTTGCCAGTACCTAATGGCCCTGATAATGGATTATACCTCTCTACCGACCCCTGCATGGTGCTGGAAACAGGCAGCCATCTGCGGGGCTATATGCCTGGGCTTATCGTGCCATACGGTGATATCACCGCCTGGCACCGTAAAAACTTTGGCGATTTGCCAGCGCTGCCAGGGAAAAAAGTGCGATTTATCCGTAGCTTGTATCAGGCAGCGGTATACAACGCCGATCCGCGCTCACTGATGGGGTTCGATATCACTGGGCCGTGGAGGTAAGTCATGGCTATTGGCGATTTGCTGTATGAGAAGGTGATTGATTTTTCGACTAACCCGAGCATTCCATACACCACATTCGGCGCCGGATTATCGGTCGCCTATGACTTGGCTAGCAAGACCTTGCAGGCATCTACTGGGTTGTCAGGATCCGGGGTGGTTTTCAGCGGAGAACCACTTGCGGATACCCATGATTGCGAGGTGGAACTGACTTTTAAAATGACGGCAGATCCGTCAGGAAGAAAACACTTCGGCGCTTGGCTACTTAACGCGACTGGCACCGTCCCAACCGGTTATCGGAATGTTGGCCTAGATGGGTTTTGTAATATTTCCCGCTTTGATAACGCTAGCGAAACAGGGATAACCAGCACTCCTTGGGAGGGGTTTGTCTTAAACCGGACGTATGTCGTCTTGGTGCGTATAACCGGCGCACTGATCGAGGTGTTTATCGATGGAGTGAGGCGAGGTAGCGGGGCAGACACGAACTATACCAATTTGCGCCCAGGTGTATTCCTATACGGCTGTACGGTGCAGGTATCAAAGGTGATCTGGCGAAACCGCGCTAGCGCCTACGATGCCCTATTGGCAGAACCAACGGATAAGTTTGCAGTCCAGCGCCTTACTGCCATTCCTGCCAACCAAGAGCCGCGCAGCCAGTTTCAGCCGCAAGATGTGGCCTGGCGTGGCACCCCGCCGATGTGTGCCGGGCCGCTTAATCTCCAGCAACAGACCCCGACCCCGCTCTGCAAGGGGCGGGATTACTACTGGATCCGCGATGGGGTGCGCAATGTGGAACAGGGCTATATCGAGAGCACGGTGACCATCAACGGGGTGGGGGTGCGGCGCCGGGTGCTCTGCTTTACCCAGGATGGCGAACTGGTTGGCGAGACCTACAGCCGCGCATCGGATGGGGTCTATCGGTTCGATCTGCTGTGGCTGAACAAACGTTATATGCTGGTCGCCCAGGACGATCCCGCCTTTGGCCCCGCCGACTATAACGCCGTGGCCGCCGACTACCAGGCACCGAAACCCTACCCGCCTGGCGGGGGTGTGGCCCCTGCGCCGTTCCCCATGCTGGCCCCGCTCAAGAGGAAATAGCCATGCTCACCTATGTGGACACGCTGCGCACCAGCCGCGCCCAGCTGCTGGCAACGGCCATCGACACCGGCAGCGGCACCAGCGCTACCCTGACCGTTTACACCGGCACCAGACCGGCGCCGGGGGCGGCCATCACCGACCAGCTGGCTCTGGTGGTGCTCAAGTTCAGCCACCCTTGCGCCAAGACGGTCAGCGGCGGGGTGCTGACCCTGAACCCCCTGGCCGAGCAGATGGCCACTGGCAGCGGTGCACCCACCTGGGGGCGCATTGTTGACCGGGATGGGGCCTTTGTTGCGGATCTCGATGTCGGGGTGCCAGGCAGCGGCGCAGATCTGGAGCTGCCCGCAGCGGAGTTTTTTGCCGGTGCGCTGATCCGCATTAATACCGCCACCATCACTGAACCGTAACCGGGGGGCCATATGGCCAGAAAGGATGCCAGCCTAGCGCTGCGTAAGGCTCGCAGCATCAATGGCCAGCTGGAGCTGAACCAGTCCGATGTGGTGCGCCTGGTCGGCATCCTGAATAGTACCAACTTGCCGCCACGCCTGAGTGCGTCACCGGGGCTGGTGCTGTCATCGGTATTGGCTGGCGCCCCGCATCGCTCCAGCTCGATGCTGGACGGCTCTGTGGTACTTGATGCGGTGCTTGCCAGCCAAACCCATGGCCGAGGGGAGTTGGTCGGCGTGTTCGTCATTGAATGCACCATGGCCAGCACATCCCGCGCCCCGCAGCCTGTGCTCGCCGGGCAGTATGACCAGAACGTATTCCGAGGCCCAGCCAGTGCAATGGGGGATGCGTGGGATCGGGCAGATAGCCATTCCCAACACCTCAGTAGCGATTGGCAGAAGGCTGGCACCGAGCGGGCAACCAGCCGATCACTGTGGCAGCAGGCCGCCGCGCATCAGCAGCAGGTGGCAGAGCTGGGCGAGCAGATGCCCCAGACGTTCATGGCCAATCAACAGCGTTTTGCCGAAGGGCTGCCGGTCAGCCAGCAGAACCGCCAGGGCTATGACAGCCTGGCTGCTGGCCATGTGGCGAATCAGTCCCTGTGGGTTGAGGCGGCGCCGGTTGGCAGCTGGCGCCTGATCGGGTTCACCAACCCGCCGCGCTTTGACAAGGCTTGGCAGGCTGACCAGTGGCAAGAAGGCATCCCCATCGGTAAAGGGGTGGCCGCCCAAGTCTGGCACCACGGCAAGCCGCAGATAGAGGGCTGGCGTGATGGCTGGGATGAGGCCATGTGGCCATCCAAGGGCAAGACGCCACCGCCAGAACCACCCAAGCCACCCATCCGCCCCGATAAGCGGGTGCTGCGGCTGGCGTTCGGGCGCAAGCGTGACACGGCAGAGCTGGAGTTTGTGTGGCAGGGCAGTGATGCGGCAATCGTCATTCCAACCCGGAGGGTTTATCTGGTGAGCAATACAGCGAAGATCGTGCGGGTACGGGATGGGCTCGATATCCCGGCCACAGCAGTGAGTATCGAGCTCGATACCGACTCCTGGGCATGGCAGTTCAGTGCTCAAATCCCCCGTATCGCGGCGGCTGCGTTGACCTATGAGGAAGAGATCAGCATTCATATCAACGGTCAGCAATGGGACTGCGTGTGCGATGGTTGGCAATCGAGCCAGAGCTTTGGCCGCGAGTCGGCAACGCTGACCGGCCGCTCGCGTACCGCTTATCTGTCGCCGACCCATGTATTGGCGCAGGCGGTGAGTGAGGGGGCCGCTGCGACCATGGCTCAGCTGGCTGCCGCCGTATTGCCGGTGGGTTGGACGCTGGATTGGCAAGCGGCTGACTGGTTGGTGCCTGCCGGGTTCTTTAGCCTGGATAACCAGACCCCGATCGAGGTGGTCAGGTACCTGGCCGAGGCGGCCGGTGGTTTTGTGCTGCCACACCAGCGCAACCGTCATCTGGTCATCAAGCCGCGTTATCCCACCGTCCCATGGCAGCTTGATACTGCAGAGGCCGATGTGGCGATCCCCCGCGCCATCATTACCACCCTGGGCAGTGACTTCCAGCCGGGTCATGCCGCCAACGGGATCTGGGTAAGCGGTGGCCATCAGGGCATCAGTGCGAGGGTGATGCGCCAGGGAACGGCTGGCGAACAACAAGCGCCGACCATCACCCACCCGCTGGTATGTGATGTGACGGCCGCCCGTGCCCAGGGTGTGGTGGGGCTGGCCAAGACCATGCCCAAGCGTACCCAGACCATCGAGCTGCCGTTGTCTGCTGATACCGGCTTGATCCTGCCGGGTGCGCTGCTCGCCGTGGACGGTTGGAAGGGTTACAACCGGGGCGTCAGGGTCTCTGCTGCGCAGCAGAACAGGGCCATGACGGTGCGCCAGCAACTGAGTGTGGAGCGATTTGTATGAACCTGTTTAAGCGATTCCTGGAGCTGGTACCCGGTGCAGATCCCTTGCTGGTCGGTACCGTGACCGCAGTAGGCACCACTACCACCACTCTCACCGCGTTGGCGGGTGGAACGGTCACAGTACGGGGCACCGGTGTAGCCATCGGCAAGAAGGCATTTTACAGGGGAGGGGAGCTGGCAGGAGAGGCGCCGGATTTACCAACCTATGAGATAGAGGTTTAA